TAAAATGGCGCTTCACAGAATTTTATATAGGTTTGCAATCATGTCTGTCTCACCATTACCGAGCGAGATACTTTACCAACCAGCAGGAAACTCTAAAAATGACCAAACCAGATTGGGAGGCCATCGAATCGGCGTACCGAGCTGGCTTGATGTCTATCCGAGAAATAGCATCACAACACGGAATCACTCACGGCGCTATTAACAAGCGAGCAAAGCGTGACGGATGGGAACGAGACCTCAAAGCGAAGATAAAAGCCAAGGCTGATGCGTTGGTATCCAAACGTGAGGTATCCACGCAGGTATCCACCGAAAAGGCTTTATCTGAGCGGATACTGATTGAGGCAAACGCCGAGGTCATTGCTAACGTCCGCATGGAACATCGCGGGGACATCCGGCGAGCCAGAGAGATAACCAACGCTCTGTTTGATGAGCTTGGAGCTGAGTGTGCAGACATTGAGGCGCTTCGCAAATTAGGCGAGTTGATGCTCGATCCAGATGAGAATGGGCGCGACCGCCTGAATGAAGCGTATCAGTCGATAATCGCACTGCCTGAGCGAGTCAAAGCAGTTAAGGCACTCAGCGACGCTATGAAGAACCTTATTGGTCTTGAGCGTCAAGCCTACGATATCGGCGACGACAAAGGCGATAACGCCGTTAGTAAACTCTCCGACCTAATGGATTCATTGTCTCAGGGGGCGTAATGAAACCTGAGCACCTCAAGCTGCTTGCAGATAAAGACTGGCGGCTGAATAATCTTTATTGGATCACCGACAAAGAAGGCAAACCGATACGCTTCAGGATGACGCCTGAGCAGCGCGAATACTTCGAAGGTATCCACACTCGCAATATCATTCTTAAAGCTCGCCAGTTGGGCTTCACGACTGAGGTTTGTATCATTCAGTTGGATGCCGCGCTATTTGAGTCTGCCAAATGCGCGTTGATTGCTCACACACTGAATGACGCCCGGAGGCTGTTTCGCGAAAAGGTGAAATACGCTTACGACAAGTTACCCGATGAAATCAAAGCAGCCAATCCGGCAAGCAATGATTCTGCTGGCGAGTTGGTATTTAACAAAGGCGGTTCACTCTACGTCAGCACCTCATTTCGTGGCGGTACGCTGCGTTACCTGCACGTTTCTGAATTCGGCAAGATATGCGCCAAGTATCCAGACAAAGCCCGTGAGATTGTCACAGGTGCCTTTGAGGCGGTATCGACTGGTTGCTTTGCTACGATAGAAAGCACCGCTGAAGGTCGAGCTGGTTACTTCTTTGATTACTGCCAGACGGCTGAGAAAGCGCAGTTGCAGGGCAAGAAATTATCCGCGCTCGACTGGAAGTTCTTTTTCTTCTCTTGGTGGAAGAATCCACAGTACGCAATCGACCCGGTTGAGGCTTTACCGCAACGCATTGTTGATTACTTTGCTGAGATGGAAGCCAAGCACGGCGTTCATCTAAACGAGCGCCAGAAAGCCTGGTACTACGCCAAAGAAAAGACGCTCGGCGATGACATGAAGCGGGAATATCCAACTATCCCCGCCGAAGCATTCCAGCAATCAGTCGAAGGCGCTTACTACGCCAAACAGTTCCGCTGGCTCTATACCAACAAGCGGATCTGCAAATTACCTGATAACTCACATTTGCCGGTTCACACGTTCTGGGATATCGGCGTGGGTGACTCAACTGCCATCTGGTTCGTGCGTGAGGTCGGCGAGGAATTCCACATCATCGACTACTACGAAAACTCCGGTGAAGGCCTGCGGCACTACATGAAGGTGCTGAAAGATAAGGGCTATGAGTATGGCGATCATTGGGGGCCGCACGACATAGAAAACCGTGAATTCGGCTCTGATGCTAAGTCTCGTAAAGAACTGGCGCGGGAAGGCTATGAAATTGACGGGCAGATTTATTCCATGACATTCAAAGTGGTGCCGAAAACTGGCGTCGATACCGGTATCGAGTCTGTGCGTGAAATTCTGCCTAAGTGTGTCTTTGATGATGAGAAATGTGCTGAAGGCATAGCTCACCTCGAAGGCTACCGGAAAGAATGGGACGACAAACGTGGTTGCTGGAAAGACAAACCACTTCACGATCACACCTCTCACGGCTCTGATGGGTTCCGTTACTTTGCTGTAGCGAAGAACAATAAGCGCCAAGAAGCATTCAGCATAAACATGAGAACCGCATTCTAATGGCTAATAACGACATTACATTTATCCGGCCTGAACATGGGGCCGCAAGCCAGTTATGGGAAACGGTTCGCGATGTTTGTCGTGGGCCAGATGCGGTTAAGCGTAGACGGCATAAATATCTGCCAAAGCTTGACCCGACAAACAATAGTGAAGAGAACAACCGGCGCAATGATGACTATCTTCGCCGCGCTGTCTTTTATGCGATCACCGGTCATACCAAAAATGGGTTGATCGGGATGGCATTTCGTCGCGACCCCACTGTGACTATCGTCGATAAAATGGAATACCTGAAAACCAACGCCAATGGCGCAGGTATCAGCATTTATCAACAGGCGCAGTCAGTTCTTGAATCTGTATTAGAAGTTGCCAGAGAGGGGTTATACGTCGATTACAGCGCTGATATGAAAGGGGCCATCATTCTTAATTATCGCGCTGAGGACATTATCAACTGGCGAACTGAGCGGATAAATGGGCGCGATAAACTGGTTTTGGTCGTGCTGCGTGAGTGTGTTGAAGAACCAGATGGCTACGGCTTCAAGGATCGCATTCAATACCGTGAGCTGGCGATGGACGGTGGTCGGTTCGTATGTCGCGTCTGGCGTAATGTCGGACCGAAAAAGAGCGGTGTTTATGACGTTGATAGCGAATATTACCCAGTGATTCAGTTTGGCGGTTCATGGGATGAAATACCGTTCACCTTTGTTGGCGCGCAAAACAATGACCCGTCAATTGATGAATCACCTTTATTGGCACTGACTGAAATCAATCTCGGCCATTACCGAAACTCAGCCGATTACGAGGATAGCCTGTTCTTTTGTGGGCAGGTGCAGCCGTGGATCAGTGGATTAACCGAAGAGTGGCGCGACTGGCTGCAAAAGGCAGGGGTTGCTCTTGGTTCACGTTCGCCAATATTGTTGCCAAAGGACGGGGCTTCTGGGTTTAACCAAGCGCAGCCAAATATGATAGCCAAAGAGGGGATGGACTCCAAACGCGACTACATGATCTCTCTTGGCGCTCGATTGGTTGAGCAAAATAGCGCGGTAAAAACAGCAACGCAGGCAACGGGCGACCAGGCGGCGTCTACCTCTGTTCTTGGCATCTGTTGTGCCAACGTTTCAGAGGCCTATACGCAAGCACTGCTTTGGTGTGCGAAATACATGGGGAATAAGGGAGCAGAGGTTGCGTATTCCATCAGCCAGGAATTTATTCAGCGCGTTGCCGACTCAGGGATGTTGGCTGCGATTGTTGCAGCTTGGCAGAGTGGCGCAATTCGTGATGCAGATATGATCCGGGCAATGCAAAAGCTGGATATTATCGACCCAGAATCAAATCCCAATGATGTTCTGGACGAATTGAAAAATCAGAGTCCCAGCCTGACAGGTGGCTAAATGGCAACGATTAACGAAAGGCTACGTGATGAAGCAATAGCACATAGCCTGTTTCAATCGCGTTATGGTGCTGGCGTTGCCCGTAAAATGGTTAAAGTGCTCAACGAGAGCGATGCTGAGCTATCTGCTCGTCTAATTGTGGCGCTTGATGAAGTCAATCCGAATAGTGTCACAGTGAAGCGCTTAGAGAGCTTGCTAGCGAGTGTGCGCGAAGTGAACAAGCAAGCTGTTGATGCGATGTATGTCTCTCTGTCAGACGAGCTGCTGGACTTTGCAAAGCATGAGGCAGGTTATCAGCTTGGTTTGTTTGACTCCTTATTGCCGTGGCCAGTTTTAAATCGGTTCCCGCTAGCATCAATCACTCAAGAGCAGGTTTACGCCGCTGCAATGGCTCAACCGTTCCAGGGGCGATTGCTGCGAGACTGGGCTGAGAATATCGAAGCCGATCGGATGACACGCATTATCAATACGGTGAAAAACGGCTATCTGGCTGGCGATACGGTTGAACAGATGGCGCGGAAGGTACGCGGCACCAGAGCAAAAAACTATCAAGATGGCGCAATCGAGGCGGGCCGAAAGAATGTCACTGCGGTGGTGAAAACGGCCGTCACTCATATGGCTGCCGTGGCGAGGGATAAATTTGCTGATAACAACAGCAATATCATTGATACCAAGCAATGGCTCAGTACCTTGGACAATAAAACTTCTCACGATTGCATCATCCGTGACCGCCTCAAATACACGTTGGAAGGTAAACCCATTGGTCACAAGGTTCCATATCTTCAGGGGCCAGGCCGCATTCATTTCTGTTGTCGCTCAATGGAAACCTTAATCACCAAATCATGGCGAGAAATGGGGATTGATATTGATGAAATGGACGAAGGTACTCGCGCCAGCATGGATGGGCAGGTACCGGCAGGAACGACATACGGCGAGTGGCTACAGCGGCAATCTTACCGCCGACAGGTTCAGGTGCTGGGCGAGACTCGCGCTAGACTGATGAAAGATGGCGGTATGCGAACTGATGAATTTTTCACTGATAAAGGGGAGTGGCTGACGTTACAGCAGCTTCGCGATATTGACGGTCGGGCATTCTCTGATGTAGGCCTGTAGGAAACTACGCTTTAACAATTACCGCCAACGGTAAAAAACTGAGTTATCCAAAATCTGAGCCTCGCCATCGTGCGGGGCTTTTTAATGGGCTAGGCCCAGCAATAAATCCCAAGGGGACAGCATGCTATTCCGAAATATCGCACGTAAATATTATGCCGAGGCAGGTGAAGGTGGCGAAGGTGGTGGCGGACCAGCCGCAACTATCACACCAGAGATTCAGGCATTGATTGATGCCAGGGTTAATGAATCTGTCACAGGACTCAAAACCAAAAATAGCGAATTACTCGGCAAGCTCAAAGAGCAAGGCGAGAGCCTAAAACGCTATGACGGTATCGACCCGGACGCGGTGAAAACCATCCTGCAACGATTTTCTGACGACGAAGAAGCCAAGCTGATCGCCGCTGGAAAGATTGATGAGGTACTGGATAAACGCACTGAGCGATTACGGGCTGATGTTGATAAAAAACTCAAAGTTGCCAATGACCGCGCTGAGAAAGCCGAAAGTTTCAGCAAAAAATTCAGTGACCGGGTGCTTGGTGATGCCATTCGCTCCGCCGCATTGAAAACTGGCGCATTGCCGGGTGCTGCTGACGACATCATCCTGCGCGCAAAAGGCGTATTTACTCTCAACGATGAAGGTGAGGCCGTCGCCGTTGATAAAGATGGTTCAGCCCTACTGGGAAAGGATGGAAAAACACCACTCACCCCGCACGAATGGGCTGAATCACTGAAAGATGTTGCTCCGCATCTCTGGCCGCAGGCTGAAGGCACCAACGCTGGCGGTCATAAGCAGAATGGCGGCGCACTCAAACGATCAGCAATGACCGCAGCCCAAAAGGCGGAATTTATTCGTGCTAACGGGCAGCAGGCATTCTTAAAACTTCCGAAAGAATAAGGATTTATAATTTATGACCACAACCGTTAACTCTGACCTGATCATCTATAACGATCTGGCTCAGACATCCTATCTTGAGCGCCGACAGGACAACCTTGACGTGTTCAACGCCTCTTCAAATGGTGCGATTGTGCTGGATAACGCCTTGATTGAAGGGGATTTCCGTAAACGTGCTTTCTATCAGCTTGGTGGCAGCATCGAGCACCGTGATGTTGATTCAACCGGGAAAGTCACAGGTAAGAAAATTGGTGCCGGTGAATCAGTTGGCGTTAAGGCTCCGTGGAAATACGGCCCTTACCAGACGACTGAAGAGGCATTTAAACGTCGTGGCCGTGACGTGTCTGAATTCTCCGAAATTGTGGGCGTAGATGTCGCCGACGCTTCACTGGAGGGGTTCATCAAGTACGGCATTCAGGCGTTGAGCGCTTCCATCGGTGCTAACCCTGACATGGTTGTAACTGCCAACATTGAAGTTGATGGCAAGAAAACCCTGACCAAAGGTATGCGCAAGTACGGTGATCGCTTTGGCCGTATTGCGCTGTTTGTTATGCACTCATCTACCTACTTTGACATCATTGATCAGGCGATTGCAGCCAAGATTTATGAGGAGGCTGGTGTTGTAGTGTATGGCGGTCAGCCTGGCACATTAGGTAAGCCGGTTCTGGTTACCGATACTGCGCCAATTGATGCCATCTTTGGGTTGTTGCCGAACGCGGTGGTTATTACCGAGTCGCAGGCTCCTGGCTTCCGGTCATACCCAATCAACGATGAGGAAAACCTCGGCGTTGGTTATCGCGCAGAAGGGACAATTAACATCGACTTGCTGGGCTATAGCTGGGATGAAACCAACGGCGGCAAGAATCCGAGCTTGACCGAAATTGGCGCGACCAATAGCTGGAAAAAACATGCAACCAGCAACAAAGTTACCGCAGGCGTGATGATTAAGTTGATTGCTGAAGATGTGGCGGCAACAGGTGTCACTCTGAATAAATCGACGACTTCATTGGTTGTTGGTGCAGATGAAACGCTTGTTGCTACTGTCGCTCCATCTGATGCTGCGAATAAAGCTGTTATCTGGACTTCATCCGCTGCTGCAAAAGCCACAGTTGATGCAAATGGTAAGGTGACTGCTGTTGCCGCAGGAAGCGCAACTATTACCGCTAAGTGCGTGGACGGCAACTTCACTGCGACTTGCGTAGTGACTGTTACGGCTGCTTAAGTTGGATAACTATAGGGGCTTAGGCCCCTTTTCTATTGGAGGATAGGATGTTAGTAACCGATCCAACCTCACCAGATTTTAACAGCTACGCATCATTCGAAGATTTAGTCGCGTTCGCTTTGGCGCGCGCAGTTAACTTACCTTCTGAAACAGAGTCATTACTGATTAAGGCGATGGACTACCTGAACGGGCTTAATTGGTATGGAAGCAGAACCAAACTAACTCAGCCACTACCCTGGCCGAGATCAGGTATCACTTTCGATGGATTTAGTTACCCCTCGGCCAGTATTCCTCCACAATTGATTGCGGCCCAGTGCATGCTGGCCGTGGAAGCTATTGAGGGTGAGTTACTGGGTTCAAATAGAGAGGCGGCAATAAAGTCTGAGACTGTATCAGGGGCGGTATCTGTGACTTATGCTGTATCTGATGCTGAGTCATTTACTCCCAATTATCCGGCAGTGATGGCAATTCTACGTGGGTTCGTTGCGGGTAGCGGTTTTGCTATTAATGCCACCGCGAGGCGTCAATAATGGCTATCAATTACCCACGAATGCGAGCGACAGCAACACGATTGATTACCGAAAATGGAGCGACCTACCAACTATCTCGCGGTGGTGGCGTCGAGTTCGTTGGAGGTGTTGAAGTTGAAATCCCTCTGGAAACATCCTCCATTGTTGGTGTTATTTCCAGTTACTCTCCCGGCGAGATTGATGGCACCTTAATCCAGAATGGTGATGTGAAAATGTCGGCTACGGCTGATGTGGAAATTCGCATCGGCGATCTGATTATGATTGATGGCAAAAAACATCGAGTCATTAAACCTAATCCAGTAAAACCCGCTGCACTGCTGATCTGCTACAAACCACAACTGAGGGCGTGATATGGCTGACAATTCCAGCTTCATGGCTTCAATTAATGCGTTTATTGAAAAGGGTAAGCGTAATCAGGAATTGGTAGTTCAAAAGGCGGGTATCAAAATTCTTAATCGGTTAGTCACGATGTCGCCGGTTGGAAATCCTGAGTTATGGAAGGTTAACCAGACTGCAAAGTCATATAACGATGCTGTTTTTGATGCTAACGAAGCTAAACGACTCGACCCTTCTAACTTGACCAAAACGGGAAAATTAAAGAAAAGCGCCAAAGTTAAAGCGCCGGAATGGGATATCTATTCGCCGCCCAACTATACCGGCGGTCGCTTTAGAGGTAACTGGCAGGTCGGTTTAGATGTTCAACCGGATGGTGAGACAGGGCGAGATAACAATAATGACCCGAATGGCAATATGACAATGGCTGTGGGCAATTACATGCTTGAGCAGTTCAAGGTCGGCACCAAGGCTATCTACTTCACCAACAATGTTCCTTATGCTTATCGGCTTGAGTTTGGTCATTCATCACAGGCTCCAAACGGGATGATCCGCATAACCGCCGAAGAGGCAGCTAAATACTTTGTTGAAGCCGCTAATGAGGTGAATAAGTGAGCACTCAACGAATCACCGTATTACTGGAAAAACGGCTTGGAGAATGGGCGGCGATTAAAGGCATTCCGTTGGCTACCGAAAACGTTAGCTTTGATGATACTGGTGACATGTATCTGCAATCGCATGTCATGGCAGCCACAACAGACGCTATTGACTTAGCGCAGGCCTCCCGCGTATTCAAAGGTGTGTATCAGATTAATATCAACGCCAAAGCAGGTAGCGGTAAATCAAAATCTCATTTCATTGCTGCCGAGTTAATAGAATTGTTTAACCTCAATACTGAGCTGACAGACGGGGTGGTAACCTGCTATATCAACAGCGTTCCCAGCCAGTTCCCCGGCATTACTAACGACACCACATACACAACGCCAATCAGCATGAGCTATCGCGCTGACATCATTTAAACCTCAATAAGTCCCACATCTACCGGCCTATGCCGGTTTTTTTATATCCAAAATCGGAGAATTACCATGGGCTTTGCTCTACCAAATGGCGCGGGTATCTACCTGGCTAAAACATATGAAACCGAGTTAGCAGTAACGGCTGTTTCTAATGCTGTTGACGCAGTTCTGACGGTAGCAACGGGGCATGGCATCGCTGAAGGCGATATTGTGCAACTTACGTCTGGCTGGGGTGCTTTGAATGACCTCGCTGCCAAAGTGACAGCATCAACCTCCACCACGTTAACGCTTGGCTCTATTGATACATCCAATACAGACCGCTTTGCGGTCGGTGGTGGTGTAGGAACAGTTAAGAAAGTCGCGAGTTGGATTGAAATTCCGCAAATCACCGAGGTAACGAACAGCGGCGGTGATCAGCAGATGATTCAAATTCAGTTCCTGAGTGATACCCGCCAGCGCAACCTGAACACGTTTAAAGCGGCCCAATCTCAAACCTTGACGTTGGCGCATGATTCCACTCAGCCTATCTATCCGGTATTACGTGCCGCCGATGAAACAGAGCAAACTTTGGCAACCTACATGTATGTGCCGAAAGCCAAAGAGAATCGCTACTCAACGGTGAAGGTGTCATTTAACGACATCCCAACTACGGCGATTAATGCCATTGAAACGGTAGCTGTGGTGTTTAACCTGCAATCTCAAGCGATGACCTTCTATAAATCTGGCGCTACCGTAGCGGTGACTGGTGTCACTTTAAACAAGACCACCACTTCTCTTGCTGTGGCTGCCACTGAAACCTTGACGGCAACCATCGCACCATCAAACGCAACTAACAAATCCGGCACATGGTCATCATCAGCACCAGCCAAAGCCACGGTTGATCCAGTGACTGGTGTTGTCACCGGCGTTGCTACTGGTACTGCCAATATCATTTACACAACAGCAGATGGCGCGAAGACCGCTACTTGCGCCGTCACCGTAACCGCATAAGGAACATGAGCCATGGCAGTAAAATTCACCCTAGTACCGTCGCCGACATTTAAAGCTGATGTGAAAATCCCTCGAGCCGGTCTGGATGACGGCGAGTTAACGTTTACCTTTAAGCATTTGCCACTGAATAAAGTATCGGACATCGAGAAAGCAGAAGGGCAAACAGGGTTAGATTTCGCAGAAAAGATAATCGAAGGCTGGGCGCTTCCTGAGCCATTCAACCGCGAAAATCTGGAAGTGCTTGCGAATAACTACCCGAAAGCTATCGAGAATGTCATCAGTGCTTTTTATCACGAACTGCTCGGGAATCGCGAAAAAAACTAACGTCGGTTGCCACCGCTCTCTACACCCCTGAACCCACCCGCGAAGAACTGGCAGGTAATGGACTAACCCCTGATGATTTCGACGATGTGATTATCGAGATATGGCCGGATGTCTGGCCTGCTTTCAATGTGATTAGAGCTATGTCCACTCAGTGGCGCACCGGAATGTCTGGGCCTACTGGGTTGGACTACGGCTGCTTATCGCAAGTCATGGAGTGGGTAGGTGTCGAGAGCAAAGCAACCGTATTTGATGACATAAGGCATATGGAGAGCGTTGCGCTGTCCGTTATTCACAAGCGGAGCAAGTAAATGGCAGATATCGCAACAATCTCACTACGCGCTGACACGTCCAGCTTAGAGCAGGGCGATAAAGCGTTAGACCACTTTGGGCAAACAGCGGAGAAGGCCACCAAACAAGCAGATGGCTTGAATGATGCCTTCAAGGCTGGGGCGCAGAGTCAAAAACAAAACAACGAGAGCCTGAAGCAGCAACAGCAAGCACTTCAGGACTTATTGGCAAAAATCAACCCCGTCAATAATGCTCTGAATAAACTTGATGATATGCAGTTGCAGTTATCAAAGTTCCGCTCTCAGGGGATTGTTGATGACAGAACCTACCGTGAGTCGGCGGTTGCGATTGGACGTGCTCGACAGGAGTTGACCGCAGCGGCGGAAGCCAGTACTAAGGCAGGAAGGGCAGCAGCAGAGCAGGCAGCAGCAGACCGTGCAGCCACAACAGCAAAAGAAAACTTCATCATTCGCTTGCGTGAGCAAACTGAACTTCAGGGGAAAACGGCCTCAGAGGTTCAGGCATATAAAGCTGCACAAATGGGGGTTACAGAGCAAGCTGCACCATTTATCGCGAAGCTGAAAGAACAAGAGGATGCATGGAAGAAAGGTACTGTCTCTGCCGGTCAATATCGTATGGCTATGCGCCAATTGCCTATGCAATTCACCGATATTGCCACCTCAATTGCCGGTGGTATGCCGTTGTACATGATCGCCATTCAGCAAGGCGGCCAGATTAAGGATAGTTTTGGCGGTATTGGTAATGCCAGCAAGGCGCTATTGAGTTTGATTACTCCGATGACGGTAGGGCTAGTTGGCGCGGCGGCCGTAGTCGGGGGGCTGGCACTCGCTTACTACAAAGGCGCCGCAGAAAATGAGGAGTTCAATAAGCAACTCATTCTGACTGGTAATTATGCAGGTAGAACCGCCTCTCAGCTTCAGGCTATGGCTAAAGGGCTATCTGGTGATGGGCTGACACAATCGGCATTATCCGCCGCCATGGCAAAAGTGGTCGGTACCGGTTCATTTGATTCGTCACAAATCGAGATGGTCACACTGGCAGCCGCCAAGATGGAGCAGGCAACTGGGCAATCCATTGATGCGACGGTTAATAACTTTAAGCGCCTTCAGGATGAGCCGCTAAAGGCGGCAAAAGAGCTGGATGACCAGCTTCACTACCTCACCGCCTCCGAGTATGAACAAATTTCTGCGATGGAACGCTCAGGTAACACCATTGGCGCAGCTAGAGTGGCGATGGAGTCATACTCAAAAGCGATGCGTGAAAGGGCCGATGAGGTTGTTAATAATGTCGGCTATATGGAGCGGTCATGGAATAGTTTAAAAAATACGGCGGCTGGTGCGTGGGATGCCATGCTTGATATCGGACGGGATAAGTCCCTTGATGATCGCTTGGCTGATGTGAATGCTCGGATGGTAGAAAGCCAAGCCAACCCAGGGCGCTACGACAACAATAAACTTGCCGCCGAAAAAGCGTTGCTTACCGAGGAAAAATACCAACGCGATATAGAAGTGCAGCGAAAGAAGGCATTTCAAAACGCAGAAGAAATTGAAAAGAAATCCCTCCAAACAATGGATGGTTACCGTGACCAGTATGCAACTCGAGAGCAGCAGCGAACAAAGGAACAGCAAAAGTTTAATCAAATTGCGTACCGGTTCAGCGCAGAAGAACAAGCACGTATCCGTTCTGAAATAGATGCTAAATATAAGGACAGAGCAACTCCAAAAACCAAAGCCTATCAAGATGATGCAGCCACCAAGGCATTACTGGATAGCCAAGCGCGTGTTGCTGCTTTGCGTGAACAAGCAACCGTCACATTAACCATGACCGATCAGGAAAAGCAGTTAGCTAAATTTACTCAGCAAATTTCCGACCTGAAAAGTAAAACTATCCTCACCGCCGACCAGAAATCACTTCTGGCTCGTTCTGATGAAATCACCGCTAGTATGCAGCTTGAGGCCCAGCTCTCTCGCGAAAATGTTGAGCGCAAGAAGGCCACTGAAGCCCTGAAAAAGATGGAAGAATACACGGCTTCCATTACTGCCAAGAATAAGCAGAACCAAGACCGCTTCGGACTGACCTCTAAGCAGGCGGGAAGGGTGGATCAAGAAGCACAGCTTGATAATACCTTCCGTAAAGACACTAAGGGTATTAACGACGCTGAGCAACTGGCGAAAATCACCGCAGAATATAACAAGGCAAAAGACGAGTTACATGCTGGATTTAAACAGGAAGATTTAAACGAGGGTGATTGGTTATCGGGCATGACTCAGGGGTTAGAGCAATACGGCGAAACGGCTAACAACGTTTTCTCTGCTACAGCTCAACTAGCCCAAACCACCATGGGTAGCATGACATCAATGGCGACGCAGATGATGACTACCGGTTCAGCAAACGTGAAGCAATTCGCTACCAACTTCATGACCAGCATTGTTGATATTATTAATAAACTGATGGTTGCCAAATTAATTCAGGCTTCTATGGGCTGGATTGGTGGTGCTGCATCAGCAAGTACTGGCGCTGCGACTGGGGCGGTCAATAATTCATTCTCTGGTGGGGCATATAACAACCTACAACTCTATGACGGGGGGCACGTCCCACAGTATGACAGTGGCGGTTACACAGGTGACGGCGGTAAATTCGAACCGAAAGGTGTGGTTCATGGTGGGGAGTTTGTCTTTACCAAAGAGGCCACCAATCGAATTGGTATCGATAATCTCTACAAGATGATGCGGGGCTATGCCGATGGTGGAGTTGTTAACAACGCTGTGACTGCCTCCGCGCCAATGCTCGGCATGCAGGGCGGTGGGACGGCTATATCAGTCGATTTGAGTGGCATGACAATAACCACCCAGGGAAACCAACAGCAGGATAGCGGCGCAAATAATGGAGAGTTGGTTAGCAAGGCTGCGAGAAATGAAGTCATAGCTATTGTTACTCAGCAGCTCGATCGCGCTATGGGGCAAAGTGGGCGCATCACCAATTTTGTTGCTAATAAAACGGGACGGTAACAATGGCGCTAGAAACATTCCTTTGGCGAACTCAGGGTGTTCCTGAAGGTAGCTTTAACCAGCGAGTGAGAACCGCTCAGTTCGGCGATGGCTACAAACAAGTCGCTGGTGACGGCATCAATCCTGAAACGCAGTCTTGGCCGCTGACATTTCAGGGCTTAGAAAAAGAGATGATGCCCATTCTGGCGTTTGTTCGTAGGCACACAACTAAGTCCTGCCAATGGACGGCACCTTATGGCGTAGTTGGCCTGTGGCGCGTCACTGCTGACTCCATCAAGGCTGTTCCGGTTGGCGGTAATGTCATGTCCGTCTCCTTCACTTTCGAGCAATCCTTTAAGCCTTAATATCGAGTAACCAAATATGACAATTAATACTGACTTGCAACGACTGGAGCCGGGTAACCGCGTTCGTCTGTATGAAGTGGATGGCTCTCAATTTGATGGCCCGTTGTTGCGCTTTCATGCCGACACCTTACCCCACACCCCAGAAGAAATCGCCGCCGCCAATGGTGATGAAACTAAGCTGCCAGCAAAACCTATCTGGTGGCAGGGGGAAGAGTATTCAGCATGGCCGGTGCAGGTTGAAGGCATTGAGATGTCCAGCGATGGGCAAAGTGCACAGCCCAAGTTATCGGTCGCCAACCTTGACGGGACTATCACCGCGCTGTGTCTGGCCTTTGACGATATGGTGCAGGCCAAAGTCATTGTTCACGACACCTTCAAACACTATCTGGATGCTGTGAATTTCCCTGATGGCAATCCCGAAGCTGATCCGGAACAGGAGAAAGTGCAGGTTTACTATATCGACAGTAAATCAACGGAAACCAATGAGATTGTTGAATTCACACTTTCCAGTCCCGCAGATTTACAGGGGCTACTCATCCCCACCCGCCAGATTCATTCACTCTGCACCTGGTGCATGCGCGGTGACTACCGTTCCGGTAATGGCTGTGATTATGCCGGAACGCTGTATTTCGACGAGAAAGGCAATCCGACAGATGACCCAAGCAAGGATAAATGCTCTGGATTATTGGTGGATTGCAAAAAACGATTCGGTGCTGACAACCCCTTGCCGTTTGGTGGATTTCCCGGTGCAGCCTTGATAAAGAGGTAGGCATGAGAGACAAAACGATTAAAGCGATATTGGCCCATGCCGAAGCCGAATACCCCAAAGAGTGTTGTGGGCTTGTGGCGCAGAAGTCGCGTGTGGAGAAGTATTTTCCGTGTAACAACCTAGCCACAAACCCAAGTGAACAGTTCTACCTCGATCCCGCTGGCTATGTCGCGGCAGAGAATTGGGGAACCATCACGGCTATTGTTCACAGCCACCCTGACGCTACTACTCAGCCATCAGAGCTGGACATGGCCCAATGCGATAATAACGAATTACCTTGGCACATTGTGAGCTGGCCCGAAGGTGATTTACGGACTATCCAGCCGCGCGGTGACCTGCCGATAATCGGCCGCCAGTTCGTGCTGGGTCATACAGATTGTTGGGGCTTGATAATGTCCTACTTCAAGCAAACGCATGGTATTGAGTTGAAAGATTATCGTGTAGACCGGCATTGGTGGGAATCAGGAACAGAAAACTTCTATATGGATAACTGGCATGAATGCGGTTTCCGTGAGTTCAGTGGCCCAGCACAACCAGGCGACCTAATCATCATGCAAGTATCTGCTCCAGTCGCAAACCATGGAGGAATTTTGTTGGAAGACGGCATGCTGCTTCATCATCCATATGGGCAACTTAGCCAGCGCGTGCCATACGGCGGCTATTGGCAAGAAAGGACAGTGAAGGTGGTGAGGTATAAAGGTTTATAAATAAAGAGCATCTTATTGGTGCTCTTGATGATGGTGACGCACCTGCGCGGAGATTTTAAGGCCGCAAGATGTGTTAAAGTTAACAGAAGCCTCTACACGAGCTAAAAACAGCACAAAATAAAATGTAAAATTGATAGCCATTTAAACGAGCTGAGTGCGTGTTGGAATGGGACGAAAAAGGAATGGTGTACTCCTACACGTTAATTTTAGTTCCTTTTATGGCTCGCTAAGGAGCTATAAACAGCATAGTAAAACAACATGATATTGATCGAATATAGCTTCGGTTATATACTGAACTCATAAATCACAGCATGTGATAAGGAGTAACGTATGATACAGAAGCGTGAAGCTACAAGTGGCGAAAAGCCACGCAGAACGGTGCGCCGCACTGCTGAGTACAAAGCACAACTGAGTGCAGCTTCTGCCATCCTTGCAGCCAAAATGGAAGAGAAGCGGCAACAATGGGATTCAAAATAAGCAGATCTCAGGCGTTGATTGATGTAATCAGCCTGTACCCAGTAGCAGCACTACCCATTGAAGAGTTTGAGCAATATAAGCGGGAATGTATTGATTTTGGTGACGTTCCTGCCCCTCCTATCCATGTTCAGTTACAATACCCAGCACACCTTGAAACCATAGGGCGCGATAAGTTGATGGAGTACCCATCATCTGCGAGGGCAGAGGATTTGCACCACGTGCATATCTGGCAGGAGGGTTGTTGCTGGGAAGATGGAGATGGACTTACGGTTCAATGGGCATCAACCAGTGACAGCTATGTTGTATACTCCTACTTTATTGACCGAGACAAAGACCATCACTTCTATGTAATCGACTATTGTCAGGATGCAGCCCACACGCTAATTGAAGATAAAGCTCAGGTTTTATCTTGGACTGACCAAGCAAAAATATTCAGGTTACAAAATATCTAAACCCGCTCCGGCGGGTTTTTGCATTCTGGCCCACTCAGGTGGGCTTTTTGTTGGCTAGTTATCGCTCTAGATCGCGCGTTTCAATTGTTCTTGAACTCGAAGTTCTAGTGCCTCAAGCCTTTCTTTCAACTCGTCCATTATGGGTTTTGGTGGCTCGCCCATGGCATTTACCCAGGCCTCAATAGCCATCACCATTTCTGCATTTGATGATCTGCCATTGGCCTCTGCAAGCTTTGCTACTTTCTCTTTTAATTCCTCAGGTAATCGCAAGTTGACTTGAGGGTGCCGGTATCTACGCTCTGACATCATAACTCCTTCGCCGATTAACTGATGGCGCTACGCATATTGAAATAGTACATGCGTACCTATTGACTATCAATGCGTATGCATTAATATGTATGCGTACCACATACAAAGGAGTGATGATGAAAGTTAAAACGTTAAGGATGCCTGAATGGCTTGAAAAAGCCATGGAAGGGCTAGCCAAGAACTCAGATCGGTCGTTTAGCAAGGAAGCGGTTCGGGCAATGAGGGAGTATGCAGAGCGACAGGGTATTAAGTGCCCAGAATGAACGAAGCCCCAACTGGTGGAACAGCTAGGGCCTCAAATTTGTCAGCAACTTGCGAGAAACTAACAATGACTAGTATAGCAACTCAGATCTCCACTATCAATGTGCCATTCCACGGAGCGAATCTGTATGTCGTGAACCATAACGGCGAACCGTATGCACCAATGAAACCAATCATTGATGGCATGGGTATGGATTGGGCCTCTCAGTTTACAAAGCTGAAAAACCGCTTTAAAACCTGCGTTGTGAAAATCACAATGCAGCTTCCGGGGGACGATCAGCAGCGTGATGTTACTTGTTTGGCACTACGCAAACTCAACGGCTGGCTCCAGACCATTAGCCCTAACAAGGTTAAACCTGAAATCCGCGACAAAGTGATTCAGTACCAAGAAGAATGTGATGATGTGCTTTACGAATACTGGACTAAAGGTTTAGTTGTTAACCCACGTAAAGCCACCAAGAAAGCATTGCCCGGTAAAATCACCATCGAACAGCAGGAAGCGGTCAAACAGTTAGTAATGAATCGCGGCAAGGCTTTGCCAAAAGAGAACCAAGCCAAAGCCATGATCACTATGTGGTCAGCATTGAAAACTCACTTTGGTTGCAGTTACAAAGAAATTAATGAAGACCAGTTCACGGAAGCTCTCTCACTGGCAGCGCGAGTTCCTATTGAGGGTGAATTCATCGGCAAGCAGGAAGCACTACCAGCACCGAAAATATCCTACCCAATGTCATGGTTCGATAGTTACCGGTGGATTATAGGTGAGCGCGCACTAAGTTCACCATGGGAGTATCCGGCTAATATGCTCACTCCCGATGCTGATTACCCTAACCCATGCGGACGGCTACTTGATGATATGAAGAATGCTGGATATGAAGTCGACGCCGCATTGTTTCACCTACTCTCTTTACAACACCATGTTCAAATGTTGCGTCACAAGGTTCGGGCTGTAGAAAGAGCCGTTGGATGCCACTAATTTTGCCGGAACACAGGCAATAAAAAACCGCCAATGTGGAGTTGGCGGCTTACATCAACTAATGATTGGAGTCTTACATGCAACAATCTTTATCAACTGCTGTAAATGTAGCAAACCTTATCACTGTTGTCGATCTTGATGTACCTCCAGTGATTGAGTGGCGTAGTTTGCGAGTTGTGACCACTGAGACGCTGGCGAAAGGGTATGGCACTAAAGAAACCAACATTCGTACCAACCTTGATGCGAATCGTGAGCGTTTTCTTGAAGGCGTACATATCTTTACTGTCACTGGCGATGAACTGGCCGATTTGCGAGTCAGTAATCCTGACGCACAAATCTCGAACAAGGCACGCAGCCTTACCCTCTGGACTGAGAAGGGGGCCGCCCGCATGTCGAAGATTGTTGATACCGATGAGGCGTGGGACTTTTTCGAACGGATGGAAACAGCATATTTCCACCCACGGCAGAATGTCGGCATCCCTCTCACTTATGAGCAGGCGCTTGAGGATTTGCTGGTTAAGGTGAAAGAGAACCGCATCATCACAGAGCAGCGTGATCAGGCGATTGTAACCAAAGCATGGATCGGTAAAAAACGCGAAGCTACAGCGATGGCAACGGCATCCGTAGAAAAGCGGAAGGCGAATGCGTTAGCTGAAAAGCTTGGCGAGTGTAAGAAACACGCGACCATTAAAGCCGTGCAGCGTGTTACTGGCGAAAAATTCGGTCACTGGCCGATGAAGAAATGGTGTGAGGCTAATGGCATGGAGCCAAAAGTTGTCCCAGATGAAACCTACGGCACCGTAAAGTCATGGCCTGCTGAAGCGTGGAAAGCTGTAAATGACGTCGTGCTGAAAAAGCTCTTTTAATACATCATTATCCATATCTGGATTATGAACCCAACCCACTTAACTGTGGGTTTTTGCGTTGTTTTGCAGCGATCACCTGATATGATGTTTCTACATGTAAATTGTGGAGATAGGGATATGAAGAAGTTAGTTTTATCTTGTGCAATTATATTTTCCTTGGCGGGATGTGCTCCTTATCAATCAGGTCTTAGTTCGCCATCTGCATATGACCAGACAATGGCTGAAGCTAAGCGCAAAGATGCTGAGTTTGCAGATGCAGTTAAGAACATAAATCTGGATACTGCTGATGTAGGAGTTAAGCCAAGTAACTATAAAAAGCTTATTGAAGACGCGATAAGAAACGAATTAAAGGATCCGGATTCAGCTAAGTTTTCTGAATTCACCACTCCACGCAAAGAAGTTATGGTAAATAACAGAAAGTTTGTCTACGGGTACTCTAGTTGTGTTTTTGTTAATGCAAAAAACTCTTATGGAGGATATACCGGTAAGCAACTCTATTGGGTTTTCATGCGCAACAATGAAGTTTTGAGGGTTAAAAATACCAACGGTGATTTTGGAAATTTGATTTTTGTAGGAAGAAATATTAATTGCAGCTAGTTATATAAAACTCATTGCACCCCGCTAGTCGGGGTTTTTTATTACCTAAATTTCAGGATACCCCATGACACCGATGCTTGATATTGGCGAAATGCTCCTGTCTGACACCGTGAGTCAAACAGATTATTTTTTCCGTCCATCATTAAAGAACATGACAAGAATCGGTGCAGCCACTGAGATTGTCGAAACATACGCAGTGTTGAACGGCTCTGAATTAAATCAGGTTTTGATTCTGGCAATAAATGCCAATCTGCCAGCATCGTTAATGCCAGACAAGGCTATCAAGCAATGCTCAGATCATATTCTTGCTGCTGCTATAAGAGTGATCGAGGCTTGTTGTGATAAGTCTGTGTCGGAGCTTGTGGGTGAGTTTAAAGGGTGGCGAAATTGTATTGTTTACCGGCCCGGCAAAGTTTCAAAAGAAGCAGTGATTACCATTGCGAGAGAATTAATTGAACATGGTGTAATCGGTAAAGCCAAAATAAGAAAGCTGCAAAAAAATGAAGGCAAGAACGAATACAGTTCCGAATTTAACGCAATGGATTACATCAATTCTGCAAGAATTCATTTCAACATGCCCCGCGACGAAGCCGAACAGTTAACGATGACCGAGTTCCAGTTATTGCTCAAGGCTAAATACCCAGAAGATAAAGGATTCACCCGGGAAGAATACGATGAAATCATGGATGCAGATGATCGCCTCCAGGAACGTTTAATTGCTCAAGAAAAGGCGAGGTTAGCGAAAAATGGCGGGTGAACAACAGCTAGGGAATATTGTTTATCAGGTAGAAATGGAGGTCGGCAAGCTAATCGCGGCTCAAAATAAGGTTAATGAGCGGCTTGATCAGATGCAGGGGAAATTTGAAAAGACAGCATCCTCTACTGGAAAACTAGAAACCGGACTGAACAAGGTTGGGGCCGCCATAGCTGCATATTTTACGCTTGAGGCAGCAAAGAAGGTTATAGGTATTGCTGACGTATTCACAGTATTGCAAGCGAGGATAGCTAGGCTTTCGCCAGATATAGATACAGCAAAGCAGACATTTTCTGAATTAATTAATATCGCTCAGACGACTGGTGCATCGGTCTCGGATACAGCAAGATTATGGGAGTCACTTACTGCATCACTAAAGGATATGGGGGCAACCAACCCACAAATTTTGCAGTTAACTGAAACACTACAGAAAATTGGCACTATAGGTGGATCCTCTGCGGAGGAAATGAGTAACGCCTTGCGTCAGTTCGGGCAGTCAATATCTGGTGGCATTGTTCGCGCGGAAGAATTCAACTCAATTGTTGAAAATATGCCGGAGTTAGCGCGCCAGATTGCCAAAGGGATGGGGATCCCATTTAACGAACTACGACAACAAATGCTTGCGGGAAAGATTACCGCTGAGCAAGCATTGCAAGCCATTCAATCACAGGCATCAACTGTAAGTGCTGAATTCGATAAAATGCCGGTGTCGGTTGAACGCGCAGCAAACGCCTTTGAAACTGAGTTAAGCCGAGCAATCTATCAATTAGATAAGACCATTGGTTTTACTCAGGCTCTATCAAAAGTAATCCAGCAAACAACGAAAGATATTCAGAATCTGATGGGAAACACATCCCAGCAGGACAAGTTTAACGCTTACTTTGAGGAGCGAGTCAATCTACAAGAAACTCTACAAATAGGAATTAAAAAAGGAAAATTATCCCTCAGAGAGCAAGAAGGAATCCAAAAAAGGATTAATGCCCTTGGTCAAGAGATGAAATCAATTCAGGACAAGGTAAAAAATGACACTATTGCCAAGAATAAAGAAATTGAACTTAATAGAACAACAAAAATAAGCGAAGCAAACCAAAAAGTAACAGAAGAATTGGATAAGCAAGTAAAGCTTCAAGGCATGTCAGATCGACAAGCATTTGCTTACAAGGTCACATCTAAGCTCGATAAAGGTACAGACCCTAAAGAATTAGCCTCCACTGAGGCTAAGGCGCTCGCCTTGTATGATCAGCAGCAAGCGCAGAAAAGCGCAAATAAAGCCCTGCAAGAGTCTGAGAGCGCAGCAAAATCAGCAGCATCAGCAGATGCTCAAAGAAATAAGCAAATCGCAGAGCAAGTTAATGGACTTCGAGTTCTGGAACTTCAATATAAAGGACTGAATAAAGAGGCAGCCAGACTTGAAGCTGTTAATGCCCTAGGTTCTGATGCATCGCAAGGTCAAATTGACCAAGCGATAGCGAACTCAGATGCTAAATTTCAGATTGAACAGAGATATGCTGATAAAAAAGAGGCTCTTGAGTTTAATCTTGAAGAAAAAATAAGGCAGATTAGAGATAGTGGAATTGTTCAGCTTGAGCGTCAGCTTGCAGCAGGTGACATATCATTCGAACAGTCTCAACAGCGTAGATTACAAATAGTAGCTAATTACTCCAAGGCCATTGCCGAGGCATCAGCCGCTAGCTCGGTAACCCCACAACAGCAAAACGCCGCGTTAGTTGACCCTGTGCAGGCGTTAGCTAATGAGAATGCTCAAAAGTTAGCACTGATTCAGAAGTTTGAAGAGGATAAAACGTTAACCGAGCAGCAAGCTTTAGCTCTCCGCAATGCAGCAAATACCCAGTACGAGCAAGCTCGACTAGCTGCTCAGTGGGATATCTGGAGAAACCAAAGCCAATCCAACCAATACCTGGCTAGCTCCATTGATGCTTTAGGACAGCGCACAACCAATATGCTGACCGGGCTTCTTACCGGTACTCAGTCAGCAGAAGAGGCCATGAAGAACCTTGCTGCAACAATAATCCAAGAGGGTGTTAATGCATTAGTCCAAATGGGTATGCAGCAGGTCAAAAACATGATTATGGGGCAGGCGGCAGCTACTGCTGCTCTGGCTGCAACTGCGGCACAGGCAACCGCAGCGGCGGCGGCATGGGCTCCCGCGGCAGTGAGTGCCTCTATCGCGACAATGGGGGGAGCTTCTACAGTTGGTACCACTGCTTATGGCACAGCGCTTGCCGCGTCTAAGGGGCTGGCATTGGCCGGCGCTCGTAAGAACGGCGGTCCAGTAAATGCTGATTCAATGTACCAAGTCGGTGAGGGTGGGGAGCCAGAACTACTTAAAGCGTCCAACGGCAAGCAATACATGATCCCCGGCGACAATGGCAAGGTCATCAGCAATAAGGATATGCAGGGAGGGAGTGGTGGTGCTGGCACAGTTGTACAGCAAGAGGTTAATTTCCACATCACGACGACTAACGGCATTGATGACGCCACAATGAGCAAGATGGCTACAATGATGAAGCAGGTTGCCATTTTCCAGATGAAAGACCAAAGTTCTAGGCCGGGAGGTTTTCTTCAGCCGAGGAAAGTTCGTTAGAATAATCTAAGGTAAGTCTCACCATTCAACAGGAGTATAAAATGGATTACGACATAGAAAATATCACTGCGTACGACAATATGAACGGCGCTGGAATATTAGGGAAGGTGACTTTCTTGTATGAAAACCACAGTCAAAGCATCGTGGTGCACGTGGATATCCCTTTAGATAAAGAGGCTTCACTTGCTGTAGTTGAGCAGAGGATTTTCGAGCAAGCCAAGAAGCAATTAAAAGAATTAGCCTCAGAAATTTAAGTTCTTCCTGCACCAAAATGCTAACCCGCTCAGGCGGGTTTTTTATTATCCGGAGTATCCCATGCCAGAAACATTCACATGGAGCCCACAAAAAGGTTTCACGGCTTCCCGTGCGCCAAATGTAGCAGTCGTCAAACTTGGCGATGGTTACGAACAGCGGCAGGTCAAAGGCATTAACCCACTGATGGATAGCTATTCCCTGACGTTTATGGGAACTTATGGGCTATGCAATAAGCCTAATGTAGCAAAGCAAGCAGAAGCATTCATTAAGGCGAGAATGGCGGCTGAGTCGTTCTACTGGACTCCATCAGATACCGGCGTTCAGGCGCTTTATGTTTGCCGTTCGTGGGCAATGAAAAAGACCGGGCCAGTATTTGAATTGTCATGCACGTTTGAACAGGTACCACGTTAATTAACGCCGAAAGGCAGGAGTGAGTTATGGAAAGTAAATCAGAAATATCATTCA